GGGGAGGGGACACAACTCTTCAATTAAGAATCGTTGTGTTGGAGTTTAAACATAAAATAATAGTTTAAATAAAATAATACTCTCTCTAATTAAAGATCGAGTTAAGCGTTTATTTGAAGTGTTCTTGCAGACGTTCATCCGCGTAACCTTCAAATGTCAGCTGGACTGGTCGCTCGCCAATCTTATCAAGACACACTGCATTTATCATTGGGACATACTTGTGAAAGATATCCTCTCCATGATAGAAAAGCTCTCGAATGACAACTGAGCAGTTTGATAACGTTTGATCTCTGTGACTAGAACAGTCTCGAATCCAATTCATCGTTTCAACGGTTGCAATGAATTCTTGAGGACACAACCAATCGCCACCATCTTTCTTGAAGTACCTCTTCAGATACGTCACTTCTCCAATCGAACGAAATGGAATTGTAGATGAGGATTTTGTCTCATCAGTGTAAATCATTCCGATTGTAGCATAACCTGATGTAATGGTCTGCTGATTGAAAAATGGTAGGATGGACTCGTCAATGTTTACAACATTATCGTCTCCATATGACACCATCGATACGGTGTCGCTAAAGCGAATCCCTTTTGGAACGCACCTAGCGAACACCATTCTCATCGACACACTGTTGTAGAAAGAGTTAATGATTGTCGTGGCTGGATTGCCAGAAGGTTGAGAGTGGTCACAATCATAGTACACATTTCTACAAAGGTGCACCGAATTGATTACGTCAAGCATCAATGTCCGACGCACGGTGGCATTTTCATCACCGTCATTGTACCATTCGTTGGCTACTCCAACGAAAGCCCACATTATCTGGGCATTCAGTGTACCATCAAAGGATGAAAAATCTCCGGCAATTACTGCGGGGCCTTTCTGGCTGAGTTTGCGAGCTGTCATTCCCCAGTCTGGTCCAAATGGATTTGTGCCAATGGATTGTTCATTGCCAATGCGATTAAGCATAATGTGCGCAATGAAACCGAGGAAAAACATCCGAAACAGGATGGTGAAGTCTTGAGGTCCGCAAGAGAACACTCTTGTCTTCTTCGCTTTGATCTTATCAAGCGTCCGCCTTTCGTCTTTCAACGTATCAACCCAAACTGTTGGTGCTCGGATTCCTTCTGTTGCTAATTCATAGCGTTGTTGGATTCGTTCCTGCAGGTCCTCTCGAATGAAGTACCTGTCATCACAACCAAGGAAACACTGCTTTCCTACACCCTTGCGGATGAGAACCCATGGGTACCCTGGTGATGTTCGACGGTCAATCGGACCGATGTATTCGCATTCTTCACTGAGTCCCTGGACTGCTTCCATTGGGGTCAAGACTCGTCGAAAGTTACCACTCCGGTGTGAACCTTTGTAGAGTTGGTTCTTCACTTCCTCCACAGCACTATCTACCTCTTTCTGTGGTAGATATGGGGTGCTGATCGCAGCCTTGGCAACCCCCTTCTGGAGTACATCAACTTCCCTATCATACAACACAGATGGTGCGGTTGTTGGTTCAAAGATTTCTC